TTATTTCAATCCATATTTGGCACGCTGTTTGAGCAGAGGAATGATTGCGCTGAGAGGTATACGTCCATCCTCATTTGGATGAATGTGACCCCGTTGGATCCATGAGCGGATAGTGCTTGCCGGAATCCGTATTCCCGCTCTGGCGCATTCATTACTCAGTTCGGTCGGAGTGCCCTCCATCGTGGAGACGGATAGCTTGGCGAGTAGTCGGTCGGCCACCATACGTCGGTGGACGTGGGCTTCGCATTGCACGCAATCGCCGTAGTCGGCATCAGGCTCGCCCCATACCACGCCGCCGCACTCCGGGCATACGCCGAACGCCACTTGCGGTTCTGGCGGCTCCAGCATGGCGAGCATCCGGTTGTTGACGTCGGAGAATTCAGCGAGCCATGCGCCGGCATCTGCGCTATGGAACAGTCGTTCGATGCGTTCGAGCACTGCATGACACATTGCCGGTACGGTTGTCTTTTCGTCCGAGGCATGTTTCCACCCCACGGCCATGGCCGCTAATCGCATCTGTCGCTCAGCTTCGCAGCACAATTCCCATGCGCCGGTTCTGATCGGCAAAGAGGATTCGGATGCCTGTGCACGGACACCGCCTTCCATGTGAACGGAGGCTTGCTTCGTCGCAACGAGCAACAACGCCGTATACCCGTTGCCAATGTCTCGAACCGTTGTCACCATAAGCTTTTCGCATTCAGCGCAGAGGTGGTGAGCTTCAACGGCACGGTTGCCATCAAGCCGCGAACAGTGTCCTCTCATAACGATCATTCCTTCTCTCGCATGACGTCGTGCGGATCTGAGGCATGCGCTCGCAATCGTTCCACCGAATTGGTCTCGTATCCACACGAACAGTAGTAATGGAAGCCTCGGGCCGAGTATTCGGTGATTGTCAGATGTTCAGCCGATGAAGCGTTCATCGTCGGGCCTTTCATTCATGTAGCGAATATGCTCCTGCATCGCTATCAGCGAGCGGTAGTCACGGCCGCATGAGCAGATCAGGATCTTTCCGTGCTTGGCTGTGGCGGTCAGGCGATGCTTCATTGCGTTGCTCGGATTGGGGCCGTCTAGGAATGACAACACGTCGGACATAAGTCGTTCAACCTCCAGGTGATGGGCGAAGATCTCTTTGTTTCTGGTCTCGTATCCGCATGAGCACACGCGGTAGTAGCCTGCGGCGGTGCCGAAGCCCGCCATATTGCTGGGGTATTGCGTGGCACGTAGCACTGCGGGAACAAGTCGTGCCAGTCTGTGCGTCTTACGCTTCAGCTTTGGCGGTGAGTGCCGTTGCAGTCGGGGCTTGCCCTTGGTCATGCCCATGATGGATTCCTCCATATCCGCTCAAATTCTTTGGTTTCCTCTTCTGTGAATGCGATGTCGGCGCCCCATGGCCGTTCCCTTGGGCGGCGCGGCAGTCGGAACGGCTTATTGCTCACCGGTGTTGTGTGGCAAACATGTTCTGCGAGATACCATCCGTCGGTTTGGATTCCTCTCGCTCCGCATACGTCCTGAAGGTGAAACAATCCGCTGTTGCCGATCAGGACGATGCGAGTCAGACGTCGTTCGAGCAACAATGCGGTGGTTACGTCCCGCCCGGACATCAGGATGCCCGGATCGTAGACTTCTTCGACGTTGCCTCCCGTGTAGACTGCCGTCCATTCACGGCACCTTCCGCATCTGCGTGGCACCAGATGAGCGGTATTGCATGTGGCAGGGCACAGGATCCTCAGCCATGGTGGTTTCCTTTGACTCATGTCGCACCTCCTGTGGCCCGGATGATTGATTTCCAGATGGTTGACAGCTCTCCATCCGTCAGACCGCTTGCTCGGCCGCGCTCGTACAGGTCATGCTCGATAGCAGTCCTGTTCTCCGGATGATTACTCAGTCGTCCGTAGGCCCAAGCGTGAAGGTCGTTGTTCCGAGACCCCTCCGCAATAGGTGTCATGTCAGGCCGGCCGTTGGCTGGCTTGCCGATCGATATCGGACGTTCCATGACCTCGCTAAGTGACGGGATCCTTTGCGAACGGGCGCTCGCCACCTGTTGTGGCGCAATGCCGGTCGTGTAGTTGTGCGATTCCAGCCAGGAAACCATCCTTGGTGACATGACGGGCGGATTGCCATCCGGTACGTCAAGTAGCAGATAATTGCCATTGCCGATATGGCTTCCTGCGCCGACAACATACCCCTTGCCTTCGCATCGGATGTCAACAGGTACGCCGTCTTCGTGCACGGAGTTCTTCAGCAATCCACGCAGTGAATCGGGAATCAGGTAGTAGGCGTGTGCCGAGGCTATACCATTCGCCCGTCCGGTAGGCGTGCCGACCAGATAGGTCTTCGGGAAATCAGGAGAGCCATATACTCCGATTTCCCGGTTGAACACATCCCACCCGGTCGGCGCATCCTTCAATACCTCACCGGTAAGCGGATCCTTAGCCACGTCCAAGTCGATGATTGCCATGCCTGCAGCCGGAACTACTGCATAAGCCGAAGCGCTGGAAGGAGGACGTCGCCCGACGGGTAAAGTCCTGTTCTTTGCCCAATCAAACGACTTCTTACCTTCGCTGACCGTGCCGAACGTGACGGGGAATCCGTAATCGTCCGGCGTGGGAACCGGGTTATCCTCGCGTGGCGAGGGAAGAGCGGGTACTGGCGTCGATTCGGCTTCTGCGAGCGCATCTTGAATACTTGCGGCGCTTTCCTTGCGGAATGGGGCGAACGTGCGTTCATCCTTGACTACGAGTACGCGAACGACCTTGCCATCGATCTTCTTGCATTTGGACAGCAGCCCTAGCTTTGAGACGGTGTTCATATGGCCTGAACGGGATTCCTTATAAGGGTTGTCCTGACTGACCGCATAGCCGTTGGAGACGATCTGATCGACGATCCACTGCTGTGCATCGTCAAGGCTCTCCGCCGAACCAATGGAAACATCGTTCCAAGGCTTGTCGCCTCTGACTTCCCACAACCTGCATGAGGCCATGAGGAACGGTATCGCGCCATAGCGGTCACGGAACGACAGAAGCTCTTTAAACTCCTTCTCTTTCCGCCCGTCACGCATCCGCACGAACACTCGACGGCGATTCAATGCTTCGGTGGATTGGAGGATTACCGGGTTGTTGGAGGCTATTGCCAGTGTCGCCCGGTTGCGGAAGCTGATACCGTTCTCACGTATACGCCGGCCGACCAGCATGTCGCCCGTGCTGATCTTCTTGAGCAACGTGGTCTGTTCCACGCTGATGGTGTCGGCATCCTCGTCAAATACCCAGAGGCGTCCAATGAGCTTCAGGGTCTCCTGCTCGTTGGAGAACGGGTTGCCCCCGCCTCTGCTCAGTAATGCCGTAGCATTTACCGGGGTGGCCAGACGGGGGAACGACTTGCGCAGAGAGCCGAGCAAAATGCCTTTACCGTTGCCGCCTCCGCCGTAGATCACCCAAAACAGATGAAGATACGGTTGCAACAGTGGAGCCGCGAACAGGCGTCCCAGATTCTCGGCGCTGTGGTCATCCTCCGTCACGAAGCGAAGCAGTCGCCCCGCCTGCGCCACCAGTTCGTCGTCATATGGTGCGTCCAGCGTCACCTCATATGAGTTAGCAAACAGTGGGTCGTCGGATTCGATGCGTCGTACGTGCCCATCCACACGGTAAAAGGCGACGTTCGAGAACTTCACTCCACGCAATATGCGGCGAGGAAGCTTGCGGCACTCGACCTTCATCTGAAGATTCCAGGCCAGATACACGTTCTTCTGACCAGTGATGTGGTATTCCTCTTCGATGTCCGCGATGGAGTGCCATGAGCTGAGTAGCCTGTTCTCGCCGCTTTCATCCACGTCGCGTACGTACAGGGTCTCGTTATCCTCACCGATCAGCATGCTGCCGATGCGGTAGTCCCACAGCGCCTTCGCATAACCGTCGTCGAAGAACTTTGCATTGTTCGTTGTCCTAGGAACGCACACGCTCCTACCCAGACGGTCATAGAACGCATGGCCGTATCCGAATGTGGGATCGGCAAGGCGCATGCCTACAAGCACCTGTTGCACATTGTCCGGTCCGTTGGGCACGACCGAGCACTGGTGGCGGTATGGCACCTCCACCGGATCCGCCATGATCTTGGTCAACTCGTCCATGTCTTCTCATCCTTTGTTGGTTCGCATGCTTCGTGGTGCCCGCCGTCGTCTCGCACAACGGTGCCGGCGTGGATACCGTCCGGGCTATCCGGACTAGAACTCGGGATCGTCGCCGGACTCGACAGGAACGTATTGCTGAAGTACCTGTGCGATCTGAGCGACTGGGATGTTCAGCATGCCGGCGATCTGCTCGGCTGTGTTGCCGGCGGCCGCCAACGCCTGAATTTGCTGTACGTTCAGTTGCGGTTGAATGTTTGGTTGTACGTAACCGTTTTGGGGATAAACTCCCGTCGGGGAGGCCTGCGGCTGCTGGAACGTAGGCTGTTGCACTACCGGTCGTTGCGCCGGATGAGTTGCCGGTGTAGCGGTCTGCTGGGGCGTGGCGTTCATGGCTTGGGCGACCTGTGTCTGGTTGGGTACGATCTCGTAGCTGTAGAGTTTGGGCGGGTTCCAGCCGCGCTTTTTGGCTTCGCCGTTGGCGGTGTAGGTGGCGGTGAACCCGTCGCCGACGTGCGGGAAGTCGCGGCCGACGATGCGTGATGCCTGACGAAGCGTGCCGAGGTTCTTGCCTTTGACGTAGACGGCGCGCACGCCGTCGTCGCCGGGGATGGTGTTGTCGCGCAGGTTGGTGGCGACGTGGATGACGACCTGCATCATGGGCTGGCCGTTGTCGAACCATTTCGGTTCCTGCGTGTCCATGTCCCTTTGCTGTTGCGCCTCGATGCTTTCGACGGTGCCGGTCACGGATGTGCCGATGGGATCCTCACGTTGGAAGAACGACGGGGTGCCGCCGGCCATGACCTGCGCGAGCGTGGGCAGGGTGACTGTCTGCGGGGTGTTGGCGTTGGTCTGGTTGGGTTGTGCGAACATGGTGCTGCTCCTTGGTGTTATTTGGTTGACTGTTGACTGGTGGATTGCTGGTTGGGTTGGTAAGTGGGTTGCAGCAGCGGGATGAGCCGTTGCCATGTGTCGGGCACCTGCACGGTGTCGGGCTTGCGCAGTTCGGGGATCGTACGGTTCTGATCGTCTGGCCATGAGCCGCAGTCGAAGCAGTGCGTGGCCGATGCCGGCAGGAGCCGGATCCATGCGTCGCGCATGTCGGGTCCGTCCGTCTGTTCGATCAAGTCCAGGAACGTGACCAGAAGCTGGGCGCGTGCCAGCGCCCACAGGCCGGGCCGCTCGTCGAAGCGCATCTCCACGGGCAGGGCGTCGTTGAGGCTGATGCCGTTGCGCGGCAGGAAGAAGATGCAGTTGCGTTCCACCTGTTCGCCCGCGTTCCTCAATCCGATGCCGTAGAGGCTGGCCTGCACCATGTAGGTCTGGGAGGGGCCGTGTGCCTTCACGTCCTTGAGGGTGGTCGCGCCCACGATCTTCCAGTCCACCGTGCTGGCCGATCTCCGGTCGTACAGGTCGATGGATCCTTTGACCTCGTAGCCGTCCGTGATGCCGTGGAGCGAGCCGACCGTGACCCGCATCTCCGTCTCGTACGGGCGGTTCCTCACGTTATCGTCGAAGCCCTGCGGGTTCAGGTCGGAGAACATGCGCTCGAAATGCTCGTGCACGCATGTGCCGACGAACGGTAGCCATGCCACGCCCTTGCGTTTCGGCCATCCAACCAGCTTCGCGGCTAGGCAATGCAGACAGTCTGTTCCCAGCTCGCTGGGACCGATGGCCTTCTGCCGTTTGCGTGGCGCGTTCGCGATGCTCGACTCGATGATCTCCCGGATCTGCGGCCACAGTGTCGGTTCCACGCGAAGCTCCTCATACGGCGAGGCCTGCGGTTCAATAGCCGACGTTAGCGGCATCGTTACTGCCGGACTCGTATCGGTGGCGGTGGCGAGCACTGCCATCACGTCGGCGGCGCTCATTTGACCACCACCGAAGCCTTGTCGCGGCGCATCAGGTCGGCGAGCGCGTCTTCGCCCAATGCGCGGCGGGCGGCCGACACGTCCGGCGCGACCTTGTACAGCTTCGGGTTGTTGGCCGCCGGGTAGGTCTGCGCGAACCGTTTCGCGTCCAGCCGCTGGCTTCCGGCCTTGACCTGCACCTTCAGATCGCCAGCCTCGTACGAGCCGACGGGCCAGTTCTCAAGGATCTGCGCCTTGAGCCGGTCGATTTCGTCCTGCGCGCGCTTGATGTCCACCTGAAGGGACGCGATGCGCGCGGCCTGAGCCTGCAACGTCTCCCACTTCGCCTCGCCGTCAGGGTTGCCGGCGGTCGTCGCGTTATCGTTCATGGTCGTTTCCTTTCCTCGACTTTGATGGGAATCACCCCGACCGTGTGGCCGGGCTTGTCCTTGCCGTGCCGGCGTCCCGTCTCATAGGCGGCGTCCGCGCTCGCCGGCTTGGAGAGCACGCCGCATGTGCGGCATCGCGGCAGGTATCTGCGGATCAGCATGTCGCCGCCTCCGCGTCTGGGCCGAGCGGGAGCCCGTCATTAAGCATGAGCGCGAACGATTCCAGGGTCATAAGTACGAGCTGTCTGGCCTGACCGTCTCGGGAGTCGATGCCGATGCCGGGACGCTTCTGGACGACCACGCCGATCAGCGCGTCGTCATTGCCCCGCTCGATCTCCGCTTCCCGCAGGTGTTGGGAGACGTTCATCTGGGCAGTGTTCTTGCATTCCACGACCACCCGGTGGTCAAGGAAGCGTACGCCTGCGATGTCTCCGCGATCCTTGGCCCCGTTAAGATGCCGGCGTTCGATCCGATCGTCATCCAGCGCCCAACGCAGGTAGTCCACCGTCCGCGACTCCATCGCCGCTCCCGCACGCCGAGCCGTCTTCAGACTTCTGGGCATGAGTTGGTCACCTCGCTGGTGGATTGATAGACGTGATCTCGGAAATAGGCGATCAGTGTCTCTCTCGGGTAGAGGACGGTGCGGCCGACCTTGACGAACTTGGGGCCGATACCCGTTGATCGCCAGTAGGCCAATGTGCCTTCAGCTATGCCGATGCCGGCCACATCTTTGGTGGTGTTCATGGGCTTGAGCGTGTCCCTCAATGAGTGGAACAGTTCGGGGTCTTCTGTTTGCGCCTGCATGTTTTCACCTAGAAGCTCACAGGAGTGCTCTTGTCATGCTCCTGCACTGTGTAAGAGCATGCGGACTGGTTGCCGGAGACATTCAGTAGCCTGGCACCGGTGGTCACGAGTACATCGCCGTACAGGCTGAGTGCCATGCCGACGAAGCCGACCTCCAGCTCGTGCGCGCGGATGTTCCCCTTGATGGATCCCATGCCGGGGGCAAGCGTGATCGAGCCGAACGAACGCGGTTTCCCGCCGATACGGCGTGCGGTGACTTCCACCACATACGGTCGGCAGTCGCCCGAAGCGGCATTGAGCAACGGCAGGAACCGGCTGATCGCGGCTCGCTTCCTTTTGATGGTCTCTTCTCCGAGAATCGGATCGTCCTTCATTCCTTCTTCCTTTCCTTGGTGGCTTATTTGCCGGGGTGCTTGGGCAGAAGACGCAGATGCGACTTGGGTGGGACGAATTCCGCCGGGTCGCGTCCGGTGATCAGGCAGATCGCGTAGATCTCGGGGAACGAGAACGGGGATCGCCCGTGCCGCTTCGCGCTGAACGTGCTGTACGGCATGCGCATGCGGCGTGCCATGTCCGAGTACTTGTAGCCGTCTTCCTTCAACAACCGGGACACCGTTGCCCCGATCCATCTGTCCGCCATGGACTGTTTGTTGGTCATGTGGCTAATGCTATTTGCTTTCCAGCGAACCTGCAACCCAAAAATGACTTGATATGACTAATTGCGTTAGCAGAAATACATGCTATAGTGGTGGCATGGCTAATGAAATCGACACTAGAGCGCAACTGTTCGCCAAGTACCTCGGAGCCGAGCTCAAAGGCGCCATCCGCTCCCGCGGCTTCTCGCAGGCGCAGGTCGCCGACCAGCTCGGACATGCCAGGTCGTCCATGGCGAACTGGCTGAACGCCAAACCCTCCATCCCCATGGAGGTCGCCGAGAAGGTCTGTCTGTGCATCGGCGTCGAACTCAGGGTCATCGTGTCCCGCGCGCACGAACGCGTCAACGACGAGATGGGAGTATACGAGACCGAATTCAGAAACAAGCAACGCTCCACGTTGGAGCAACTGACCCGCATCGCCCTGCTTAACCAGCAGCAACAACAGCAGTACGGGTACACCACCGCCGCCTACCGTGACGGCGACAAATACAGAGAGATGGAAACACCGACAGACTGACCAGAAGTGAAGGGTACAGCTTGAAGAACACCTACAGCGATCTGCTACTGGTGGCCCGCAACATGGGCCTGCAAGTGGTGGAGGGAACAATCAACGACGACCACCTAGGGCGCTACGACCACCTGAAGCATCGCATCACCATCGACGGGAGGCTGAACGACAACCAGAAACGAGTCGCACTGCTACACGAGATCATCCACGCGGAGCATTTCAATGCCGGAATGAACCTGTGGATGACCGCCAGGAACGAAGAGAATCTGACCATCAAGGAGACAGCCGAGCGCATCGTGGATCTCCGGGATTACGCACAGGCCGAGCAGGTCTACGGACCCGACCCCTGCATGATCGCCAACGAACTCTGCGTGACAAGAGCCGTCATCGTAGAGGTCCAGCGAATCCTCGAAGCCAATCCATGGAAATGCCGCCTCGTACCCCACTACTGACACCAAATGAAAGGAGATGAGCAACGATGGCACGTGTAATCATCGATGATCGTTGGCTTCGCACTGCCGACGATGACACTGCGCCGAGTAGCGCCGCGAAGCGTTCTCTCGCCAACGCCAAAGATCCTTTTAAAGCTCACGTGCCGGAAAAATGGCGCACCAGTATCTACGGCAAGGGCAAGCGCTGGCGAGTCCGTTGGTATGTTGCCGGCGATGATGGTAAGACCCAGCAGAAGAGCAGGCACTTTGACAAGCTCTCCGATGCGGAGAGTTTCAAGGCCGCAATGGAGGATGACATCCGTGCTGGACGTTATCGGGATCCGAACGCTGGGCACAAGGCATTTCGTGTGGTAGCCGAGGAATGGCTGAAATCCAAACTTGATGTCAAAGAGGCCACTCTCGGACGGTACTCCCGAGATATGCGAGTGTATGTTTACCCGCGGTGGGGCGACGTCCTGCTCTCTGGCATTACGGCCAAGGATGTGCAAAGCTGGGTCAACGACCTTACCACCGGCGATTACAAGGCGGAACTTCCCGTGGACAAGAATGGTGTCATGCGCAAGCCGAAGCCTTTATCGCCTTCCAGCATCAAGAACATCGTTCGTGTGGCTATGTACAGCGTTCTGGATTACGCGGTCAAGCAGGACTATCTCGTCGAAAATGTCATTGACAAGGTAACCACGCCGAAAATCGTCACGCAGGATGACAAAGTGTTTTTGACCATTGCCGAGGTCGAGCAACTCGCTACACAGGCCGGAAGATACGGAAAGCATGCCAAAACTGTCAATGGCGTCTTAACATGGCCCGACGATACGACGAATACGCATGCACTGCTCGTAAGGTTCCTTGCATACACCGGCGTACGTATAGGCGAAGCTTTGGCGTTGACGGTCAGAGATCTCGATTTGGATCGGTGCCGAGCAAGAATCCGCAGAACTTGGACTGATGATAAAAATGGCAATGTCACATTGGGGCCACCTAAGAACGGCACTCCGCGAACCATTGCCATGCCTACATTTCTGTGCCATGCACTGCGGCAATACATATCTGGTCTTTCGGAGAATGATTACGTGTTCCGTGGCAAGCAGGGTGGGCCTCTCTATGTGAGGACATGGCGCACTCGTGTTTTCAACCGTGCCGTGAAGAACGCTGGTATGGAAGGTAACGGTATTACGCCTCATTCGTTGCGTCACACCTATGCATCGATAGCAATCGCGAATGGAGCTGATGTCAAGACGTTGCAAAAGCAACTCGGTCACGCTACTGCCGCAATGACGCTGGACGTTTATGCCGCCCTTTGGCCAGAACGTCTCGGAGATGTCGCGGATGCTGTAGGGGCCGCCCGAGATAGAGCACTTGCTCCAGCAGATGGTTCCAATACGCAGGAGCCGATACCTCTGGAGCAAGCCGCATGATTGATGAAATGGCCCGCCATTGTGCGGGTCATTTTCATTGATTCGGCGACGGTCGTTGATAGGCAGGGGTAACAAAGTAGCAAGAAACGCTGTCCTTTCCGACAACATATAGCCCGCAAATGTACACCGAGACCTGTTATCTCTGTTACCCAGTTACTTGAATCGGAGAAAAGCGCAGGATTACTTATCGTCTAGGATTCTGGGTCCCGATAACACGATCACGCTGAACACAGTTACCGCTGTTATCGTCTAGGCCGTCTCTTGCCGAGTTGCGGGAAAACCGCAACGCGCCGAAAATGGTATTGTTGCCGTTTACTCGATCACATGAGAGGCAACAGAAGACTTGAGGCCACAATGGTCTCCATCCAACCCCCACGGCTTTCCTCCTTTCTCCGTGGGGGTTCATCTTGTACATCACCTCTATCGGGAGACCCTATGGCCAAGCCACGAGGCAACCCACGGTACGCCAACGGCGCTCGCAGACGGGCCGTGCGCAGACGGGTGTTGGCCGCCTACGACACGTGCCATATCTGCGGTAAGCCCGTTGACAAGACATTGCCCGCGCGGGATCCGTGGAGTGCGGAAGTGGACGAGCTGTTGCCGGTGTCGAAGGGCGGAAGTCCGTACGAGTTCGCAAACTGCAAGTTGTCGCATCGCGCGTGCAACGAGCTGAGAAGCAACAAGAGCATCGAATGGGCACGACAAGCCGTCCGAGGAGAAGCCGACGTCAGAGCGACTTCGGTCCCGTTCCGCACCTCGACTTGGTGAGACACTGCTCGGTACTGTGGGGAGGGTATCCTACCGGCCGGCTCCGGGCGCACCCCTGTGTCATAGCGCCGCTCTCTCCCCGATTTTTTCCAAACAGACCTATCGCATATGCTTGAACCGTCTGCTTCTCTACTCGCCCCTATAGGAGCTTGGTGTGAGAAGCAACAGCGGGGACTCCACGTGACCAGCTTTCAAGACTGGAACATAAATCGAGGGGTATCCCCGCTTTTTCTATGCCGTTCGGAGGCCACTCATGGACGAGTACCTGACCCTGTTGCGTCGCACGTTGAAGCGGCTTGAGCAGGCGGTGTTTGATCTGGATACGCCGCCGCGTGATCTGGCGGCGTTGTCGCGCCGGTTGCTTGAGGTGAGTCGGGAGATCGAGCGGTTGGAGGGCAAGGACGGTGCTTCGGGCCCGTCGGTTGCGGTGGAGGTCGAGGATGACGGGTTCGACGAGGAGGCTGTCTGACGTAGCCCGGCACGTGGTGCTGCCGAAGGGCATCGTTTCGACGGGCTGGCCGCGGGTGAAGGCGCAGGCGCGCATGTGTGGCATCGAGTATGACGATTGGCAGGATGGGCTTGGCCGGTGCATGCTGGGCAAGACGGCGGATGGCCTGTATGCGGCGGGCATCGGCGGCGTGGTCATCTCGATCTGTCGTCAGGTGGGTAAGACGTTCACGATCGGCACGATGATCGTGATGCTGTGCATCCTGAGCGAATATCCGCTCAAGGTCCTGTGGACGGCGCATCGCAGCCGCACGTCGGATGAGACGTTCAAGTTCATGTGCTCGCTGGTCAGGAAGCCGGCGATCGCCCGGTACGTGGATGGCGAGCCGAGGCGGGCGAATGGACAGCAGGAGATCGCGTTCACGAACGGCAGTCGCATCCTGTTCGGTGCGCGTGAGAACGGGTTCGGTCGTGGTTTCGACAACGTGGACGTCGAGGTGTTCGACGAGGCGCAGATATTGGGCGAGCGGGCGTTGGACGACATGATCCCCGCCACGAACGCGGCCCGGAACCCCTTGATCATCTACATGGGGACGCCGCCCAAGCCAAGCGACCCCAGTGAGGTCTTCAGCAATCGCCGCCATGATGCGTTGTATGGCGAGAGCGACGACACGTTGTATGTGGAATTCAGCGCCGACCGTGACGCGGATCCCGAGGACCGCTCCCAGTGGCGGAAGGCGAATCCCTCGTATCCGTCGCGTACGTCGGAGTCGGCGATCCTGCGCATGAGGAAGAACCTCGGCGAGGACAGTTTCCGGCGCGAGGGCTTGGGCGTGTGGGACGAGACCAACACGGTGAGCGTCATCGACCCCGAACTGTGGAAGAACGGCGAGGTCACAGAACGTCAAGATGGCGGTGTGGTGTCGTTCGGTTTGGACATGCCGCCCGACCGCAGCGCATTGGCGATCGGCGCGTGCATGAAGTATGCGGACGGTTCGGCCCACGTGGAGTTGGCGGAGTACCGGGACACGCATCGCGATGGCGTGGCGTGGGCGGCGGATTGGATCAAGGCGCGCTGGTCGCGTACGGCGTGTGTGGCGATCGATGCGCAGTCGCCGGCCATGGTGCTGTTGCCGGAGTTGAAGGCGCGGCGTGTGCCGGTGAAGGTCGTGACCGCCAACGAGATGGGTCAGGCGTGCGGGCGCATGCTCGACCTGATCCAGGCCGGCATGCTGCGTCATCTGCCCGACGCGGATCAGCCGCAGTTGGCGAAGGCGGTGGCGAACGTGACCACGCGGCCGATCGGCAGGAGCGGCGCGTTCGGGTGGAACAAGACGGGCAATGACATCGACATCAGTCCCTTGGTGGCCGTGACCGTCGCCGTGCAGGGCGCGTGGACGACGCGACGCCGGCCGGGACGCAGGCAGAAGGTAATGAGATAGCGAGGTGGCTTATGGCGGATGAGGGCATTTTCTCCAGCGCGTTGAAGCGCCCGCTCGACATCACCTCGTTCGGCGCCACCCGCATCGCCGGCGTCGCCGACGACGACATGCCCCTTATCAGGACGTTGATGAAGGTGTGGCGGCAGCGGTATCCGAGGAACCTGATCCGTACGGGCTATTACGGGGCGAAGGAGGGGTTCAAGGACTTCGGCATCAGTATTCCGGATCGTATCAAGGCGAACGTGAGCGCGTGCATCGGCTGGCCCGCCAAGGCGGTCCGCTCGTTGGCCGACCTGACCGTGTTCGACGGATGGACCTACCCCAACGGCGAGGACGTGTACGGGCTTGACGAGCTGACCGACATGAACGCCCTCCAGTTGGCGGTACCGCAGACCGTGGTCAGTGCGTATACGCATGGGTGCGCGTTCCTCACCCTCACCAGTGATCCCGACACGGGCGGTCTGCTGGTGACGCCGCGTTCGGCGGAATGGTCCGCCGCCCTCTGGGACGGTCGTCGCAACCGGCTGGCGGCGGCGTTGACGATCAACGACGCGACATCGAAGGGTCGTGTCACCGCGTTCAACGTGTTCCTTCCCGGCGTGGTCTATCAGGTCACCAGAGACGGTTATGGCGGTTGGACGGCGGAACGGTACGTGACCTTCTGGCCGGAGCCGACGGTGGTGCCGTTGGTCAGCGACCCGCAGTTGTCGAAGCCGTTGGGGGCTTCGCGGATCACGCGGCCGGTGATGGCGTTGACCGATATGGGCTTCCGGACATTGGTGCGTATGGAGGCCAGTGCGGAGTTCTACGCGGTGCCGAAGCTGTGGTTCCTCGGCATGGACGAGGACGCGTTCAGCACGGACACGTGGAGCTCGCTGGTGAGCTCGATCAATGCGATCAGCAAGGACGAGGACGGCGACAGCCCCAATCTGCAGCAGATCAGTCAGGCGTCGATGCAACCCCACTCGGACATGTTGAAGACGATCGCGCTGGTGGTCGCGTCGGACACGGATCTTCCCGTGGACTCGCTCGGCATCACCTTGGACAACCCCAGTTCGGCGGAGGCGATGGCCGCGGCCGAACGCAAGCTCACCCGCCGCGCCGACCGGCAGAACCGCCTCTTCGGCATGCAGCTGACCAGGCTGGCCCGCATGGCCGTATGCCTCAGGGACGGCCTCACGGAACCGCCGGACGAGCTGAAACAGGTGCGGCCCGTGTGGGCGCCGACTAGGGAGATCAGCGACGGGGCGCGGGCGGACGCGTACGTGAAGATCAGCCAGGTCAACCAATCCTACGCGACCAGCGAGGTCGGGCTGCGCCGTCTCGGCTTGGACGGCGACGAGATCCGCTCACTGCGTTCGCAACAGTCGCGCGACCGTGGACGGGACGCGCTGGACATGATCCTAAGGAGCGCCAATGCCGGTGACGACCAAGGATCTGAACCAGCTGAGGACGAGCCAACAGGAGGCGGTCAGGCTCGCGAGGCTTGACCTCGGCGAACTGTGGTGGGACATCGCCGGACTGCCGGCCGCCAAGCAGCGTGACATACTGCTTGACTTGGTGCCGGCGATCATCGGCAAGTACTCGGACATGTCCAGCACCGCCGCGGCCGACTGGTACGAGCACGTGTACGCGAAGCACTTCGACGACGCGTTCACCGCCGAGGTCGAGAACCCGAACAGGGACGAGGCCGTGAAGAAGCTCATCCGGTGGAAGGCCGGCGTCCTGTGGGACGACCCCGGCAAGGGGAAGAAGGCGAATCCGGACGAGCTGCTGCGCTACCTGAACAACCTCATGGACCGGGAGATCCGCAACCCCGGACGGCAGACCATCAGAAGCAACGCTAGACGCGACCCGCACAAGCCCCGATACGCGCGCGTGCCGAACGGCCGGCAGCCGTGCGCATTCTGCATCATGCTCGCGTCACGCGGCTACATCTACGCCAGCGAGGACACGGCCGACTTCGGCACGAGCTTCCACGGCGGCAACTGCCGGTGCGAGATCGTCCCCGAATGGGGCAAAGGCAGCAACCGGATCGAAGGCTACGACCCGAACGAATACCTCAGGATCTACGAGACCGCGCGCCGCGCATTGGAGACGGGCGTCATGCCCGCCGACCTCAAGGCCGGGCTCGCGAACATCACCCCATACCGGGAACCGAAACGCGGGCAAAGCGTGTACGGGCCGTACGACCCGAACAACGTGAACTCGCTCGCGTACCTCATGCGCCACATGCACCCCGACAAAGTGGGCCAAGGCCACAAGCTCCATGACCCCGGCAGGCGCAAGGGCGGGCCGGGCGAGAAGATCAGAGCGTTCAAGACCATGACGCCACGCACGTCCCTTAGGGAGATCGCGCACGACGAGGTGAACCCCCTATGGGACATGTGGGTGAAAAAGAAGCTCGACAACGGGTATCAGCCGAACTTCTCAAAGAACCCATGGGGCATCAACTGCCAGCGCGTCGTCCAAGCCGCCGAACTACGCCTCAGAGGCTACGACGTGCAGGCCGTCGGCAACCACAAGAAATCCTCGGACGGCTACTACTGGAACATCGCCGACATGTGGGTGGACAGGAACGGCAACCACCGCAAATTCACCCAGAAGGAAACGAACAACGCCACAATCCGGGCCATGCGCGAATACCCGCCCGGCAGCCGCTTCTTCGTCGCCGGCCCATGGAAGAACGGCAACGCCCACATCTGGAACGCCGAGATTATCCAGATGCCCAGCGGCTGGAAATCCGTACGCATGTACGACTTCCAGCCCGGCGACTACACGAAATACGGGTACAAGAACGGACGGAGCCCGGACTACTATCCCGACGACATCAAGGAAGGACAGCTCAGGTTCCTGCGCGTGGACGACATGGAACCCACCGACAGCCTTCTCGAAGGCGGCCGGCCGAGCTTCACCGACGCGCCCGCCTACGCCAAGCCATGGGTCGGCGATCCCGACACCGTGCGAAGCTGGAGCGAGTGGAAACTCCAACGAACCCACCGCGACGACCCCTCGTGGCGGCGGCATCAGGACGAGTACGACAAATGGGCCGAATCCACGCCACACAGTCAAGGAGGACAAGCATGAGCGATAAGGTCACCAGCTACCATCAGGCACGTCTCATCGTCGAGCAGATCGAGCACGGCATGCCCACGGACCCCGAGGGCGGCGAGGACGACGAATACTACGCCGTCCCTATGGCCTCTGACTTCGTTCAGGCCGATGATTGCGCGTGGTTCGTCAACAAGAAGACCGGTAAGGCCGAACGTCTGTTCAGCGCGCCATTCGCCCCCGCAGGCCCCGGCAATATGTACTACCGCGATTTCAAAGACGTACGGGATACCGAGGATGAATGATCAGCGACTGCGCCGACGAAGATACCGTTCGAGAAGCGGCCGGTATTCATCGCCGTCCTCGTGCATCAACACTCGATAAGCCTTAAGCAGCACGTCACAGGGGACATCGAGATCGTGTTCGAGGACATCGGCGATCAGCCAACTCAACGCGTAGTAGTACTCGCCGGTCTCGAATCCCGTATCCAAGCCCCATAGCAGCTCCTCGTCAAGCGCATCGCAATACGGCCTCAGTTCCCTGTATAGAGGCAAGGCCTCCTCGTCCGGTACATCATCCGCCATCTCAATCCTCTCTGATCAATGACCCCATTATGCCATCACGGATTCGTCCGTGGTGGCTTTTCTTATGCCCGATGACGGGCGGAAGGAGGCCGTATGGCCGAAGAAGACGACGCCCCGGACACCGGAGAACAGTCCGGTTCGCCGCCGGAGGAGATCGACTGGAAGGCCCGTTACGAGGCCGAGGCCGAACGGGCGAAGTCGTGGCGTGGCAAGGCCGAGGCGAACAAGAGCGCGGCGGACGAGCTGGCCGCGTTGAAGGAATCCCGTCTCACGGAGACGCAGAAGCTTCAGGCCCGCGCCGAACGGGCGGAGAGGGAGCTCAACGACCTGAAGACCGCCCAGCAGCGTCTCGCATGGCGTGACGAGGCAGCCAGGAAGACCGGCGTGCCGGTGGATCTGCTTCGCGGGGAAACGGCCGAGGAGATCAACGCGCACGCGCAGGCCATCAAGTCGTATCTGGCCGCGCAGGCGAAGCCGTCTGCGGCGAAGGTCGCGGATCCGGCCGGCACGCCGCAATCCCAGACGAATCCGAACGCGGGACTGCTCAGACAACTGTTCGGCACCAAGTAAACGTTCAACCCTTTAGAGGAAGGAATCTATGGTTTTGCAGACCAATCAGGTGACGCTGCCCACGTCCGTGAGTCTCGCGGTGGTGGGCAAGGCGCACGACACCAGCACGATCGCCACGTTGAGCCCGGCGGACAGGCTCGGGTTCATGGACGACAAGTACAACGTGTTCACCGGCAAGGCGCGCGCCGAGGTCGTGGCCGAGGGCGCGAAGAAAAGCGGCTACGAGCAGCCGATCACCCCGAAGGAAGGCAAGCGGTTCACGGTGCAGTGCACCACGCGCGTCTCCAAGCAGCTGCAGTGGGCGGACGAGGACAACCAGCTGCAGATCCTCGACGCGATCCAGGCCGATCAGGCCGCGGCGTTGGGCGAGGCGTTGGACTACGTGATCTACCACGCGGTCAACCCCGCGTCCGGCGACAAACTCGCCGGCTACGAGGCGCTGTCCGCCACGGGCGTGCAGGTGACCGCCACCGACGACCAGCTCGCCAACCTCGACTTGCTCACCGACAGGCTGCTGCGCGCGAACATCACCGGCGTCGCACTGTCCCGCACATTGGCGAACGAGCTTCGCAAGCTGCGCGTGTCCAACACGGGTGGACGACTGTTCCCGGAGATCCCGTTGAGCCTGAACACGGGAACCTTGGACGGGATCAAGGCCAGCACGAGCGTGACCGTCGAGGGCGAGTACGCCACGGACGCGACGAACGTGCTCGCGTTCATGGGTGACTTCAGCACGATCAAATGGCGTCTGGTGCGTCCGATCACGGCCGAGGTCATCCCGTACGGCGACCCGGACAACACCGGCGTGGACTTGGCCGGCAGCAACCAGATCGCCTACAGGAGCGAGGCCGTGTTCTCCTACGCGATCATCGACCCGACCTCCATCGCCGTGCTCAAGACCGCCGGCGCCAAGACCACGCGGGCGGTGAAGCGATGAGCGTCACCCCCGTAAAGACCCTCGTAGTCCACACCGGCGAGAGCGGCGTGCCCGTGCTCGCCGAGCCCGTGCGCTTGGTGAACCCGGAAGGCACGCCGTTCACCGGCGCCGGGGCCGCAGTGACCGTGGAGACGTTGGGCGGGGCATCCGCCATCGGCAAGGCCGTGATGAAGGCATCGACCGGAGCCGCGGCGCGTACCGCGATCGGGGCGGGCACGTCCAGCTTCAGCGGCGCGTACGGCGATCTGACCGGCAAGCCGTCCATTCCCACGATGCCGACGGCTTCCACGTTGTCCGGGGCGACCACGGTCGGCAAGGCCGTGATGGGCGCGGCGGACACGGCTGCGGCGCGCAAGGCCATCGGCGCGGGCACGTCCAGCTTCTCCGGCAGCTACACGGACCTGACGAACAAGCCGTCCATCCCGGCAGCCGCCACGTGGGCGAACATCTCCGGCAAGCCCGCCACGGCAGCCGCCATCACGGATCCGGCCGCCGACGCGACCGCCGCGACGCTGGGAACAACGATCAAGGCGATGCTCGCGACGATGCGTACATGGGGCTGATCGCCAAGTGATTGATGACGCGTTCCGGCCGTTCGCCACCTACAGGGACGTGGAGCGACGCTGGCACGCATTGACCGAGGCGGAACGCGAGACCGCGACCGTGCTGCTGGAGGACGCCACGCAGATCATCATGGACACATGCCCCAAATGGTCGCAGGCGTCCGAACGCACGCTCGCGTCGATCACGTGCGCGATGGTCATCCGCAAGATGAGCGTGGGCGACGAACGGTTGGGCGTGACGAACGCGCAGCAGACCGCCGGCAGCTTCAGCGAATCCTTCACCTACTCGAATCCCATGGGCGATCTCTACCTGACCAAGGCGGAGAAGGCCCGGTTGGGCCGTGGCCGGGCTCGCGCGTTCCACCTCGACATGAGCGGAGGCGGCCCGTGAGAGGCGAGACCATCACCGTCATCCGTCGCGTCCAATCCGGCGTGGACGAGGGCAACAACCCGGTCTACGAAGAACAGCGCGAAACGGTGCCCAATGTGCTCGTGGACTCGCCCGACAGTACGGACGCTGGCGACTCGAACCGTCCGGACGGGATGCGCGTGGACGCCGTGTTCCGTTTCCCGCGCGACTACACGGGCGACCCGCTCGACGGGTGCCGGATCATCCTGCGCGGCGACGAAGCGCACCCGTATCACGTGGTCGGCCATCCGCTGCCGCTCGACGGCGGCATGCAGCCGACCAAGTGGAACATGAGCGTCGAAGCCACCTACACGGAAGGCTGAACCATGGCCAAGGTCAAAGTCCGGCTGCATAGCAGCGGCGTATTGGACGTGCTCAACAGCGACGGCGTGAGAGGCGACATCGAGCGTCGCACCGAGGCCGTCGCGGCCGCGGCGAACCGTATGCACAACGCGAAGGGCTACGTGGGCGATGTCATCAGGACCGACCGGCCCCACGGGGCGGTGAGAGCGGTCACACGGCATGCGAGACGGTCGAACGCGAAGCACAACACCCTGCTGAAATCGCTGGACGCCGGAAGGGACTAGCCACCATGAACGTCGAAACCACGCTCGTCCAGTTCCTCAACCGGCAGCCCGAGCTTGCGGGCATCCCGGTCTCGACGGACGTGCCGGCGCGGCGGCCGGAACGGTTCGTGACGGTGGAGCGGACGGGCGGCACGGAGACCCCGTTCACCGACCATCCCATGCTCGCCATCCAATGCTGGGACACCAGCCGCGTCCAGGCGGCATTCCTCGCCCAACGGGTGAAGACCGTGCTGGAACGCGCCGTGCGGATCCCGGCGGTGGCGAAAGTCGCCATCGAATCCACAACGAACTATCCGCTGGACGGGGACACGCCCCGCTATCAGATCACCGCCGAACTGACGGTGCACAAACACATGTAAGGAGAAGAACCTATGGGCAAGCCCAATGCTCAGATGGTGTCGGTCGGCAAGCCCCACGGCGACGGCGGACGCTACGCGGGCGGCGCATGGTACGGCAAGGTCGGCGAGGCCACCCCGCCCACCGACGCCACCACCACGCTGTCCGACAAGTTCCACGACCTCGGCTATCTGAGCGAGGATGGCGTGACGAACACCATCGACCGCGATAGCGAGGACATCAACGCGTTCGGCGGCGACCGCGTACTCAGTGTGACGACGAGCCGGGCGGAGAGCTTCCAGTTCGGCATGCTGGAGACCACGCCCGAAACCTTGGCCGTCACCTACGGGCCCGGCAACGTCGAAGTCAAGACCGTGGACGGCAAGGACCAGATCACGGTCAAACACAACAGCGCGGAGCCGCCCGAACTGGTGTACGTGTTCGAGTTCGCGATGACCGGCAACAGGGTCAAGCGCATCGTCGTGCCGGTCGGCAAGACGGGCGACGTGGACGACGTGACCTACGCGGACGGCGAGGCCATCACCTACACGCCCACCATCAACGCGTTCCCCGACGCCAACGGCAACACCGCCTACGAGTACATCGCCTACGTCACCGCCGATACGCCGGAGACCACCGGCGACGAGCCGGCGGCGCTGACCGACGAGGAGACGCCCACCTTGGCGAAGGCCGCAGTCAAGGCCGCCACCCGCCGCAAGACCACGGTGAAGGCGACGACGGCGAAGACCGCCTGACCCGTCCGCCCCGATAGTTCCCAGTCCGGTGGCGGTGCCGATGCCGTGTCCGCCGCCACCGGATCCACTCCAATCCAAGCAGTGACACGGCATGGCCAGGAAGGACACGGCAACCATGGCGATCATCATCAACGACTACCAGCCCAAGGGCGACGAGACGGTGGAGGTGCAGTTCCCCGGCTCGAAGACCCGCTACAAGGTCAAGAGCCCCGACGCGCTGACCATCGGCGACCTCAGGGCGATCACAAGCGGCGACATCGACTGCTTCTACACGCTCTTCCCCGCAGAGGCGCACCCGCTGCTCGACCAGCTGCATCCCGAACAGCTCAACGGGTTCATCACCGCGTGGACGGGCAGCCCAAAAGACTAGCCGCCGTCCAATGGCTCATCACCCATCATCGGGACGCGCTCGAATACGAGCTCATCCGATTGGGCCTGCGCCTCAGATGGCTCGGAGGCCCGCTGCTGTCGTGGCGTGACGTGTGGCTCATCGCCGCCAACGCGCCTGCCGGCAGCCGGCTCGCCAGCCTGCTGGACCAGCGCAACGCGTGGACGCCCGCCGACTGGTGGCTGCGCAGCATCGAATACTCGCTGCGCTGGCTCGTGTGGGCCAAGACCAAGGACGGGCAGAAGAACCGCGGCAAGCCGAAACCCACGCCCGCACCCGGCGAGGCCACGCCGAAACGCCGCGACCCGGAACTGACCGGCATGGGCAAACAGGAGCTGCGCGCCTATCTCAAACGGCCGCGCGTGGCCTTCGCATAACCGAACAGAGCATGCCTTTCAACGAGGAGAGGGGACGATATGGCCACGTTGGCGACCGCATGGGTGAACATCGTCCCCACGTTGAAGGGCGCGCAGAACAGGATCGCCGCCGAACTCGGCGGCATCGACCTCAAGCCCGCCGGGCAGAAGCTCGGCGGCAACCTCTCGACCAGCCTCGTCAAGGCGTCCGGCAAGGGCTTCGCCACCATCGGCAAACTCGGCCTCGGCGCCCTATCCACGATCGGCGGCGGCATCACCGCCCTCGCCGCCAAGGGCGGGTTCGCCCGCGCCCTGAACATCGAGAACGCCCAAGCCAAACTCAAGGGCCTCGGCCACAGCACCGAAACCATCACCGAGATCATGGCCAACGCGAACGCGGCCGTCAAGGGCACCGCGTACGGGCTCGACGAGGCCGCCACCGTCGCCGCCAGCGCCGTCGCCAGCGGCATCAAGCCTGGCGAACAGCTCACCAAGGTATTGAAGACCGTGGGCGATACCGCGCAGATCGCCGGCATGGGCTTCAGTGACGCGGGCGCGATCTTCACTTCCGTGATGGCGCGCGGCAAGCTTCAGGGCGACGACATGCTCCAGCTCACCTCGCGTGGCGTGCCCGTCCTGCAGGCCCTCTCCGACCAGTTGGGCGTTTCCACGCAGGACGTGTCCGACATGGTGTCGGAAGGCAAGATCGACTTCCAGACGTTCGCCACCGCCATGGACACCTACTTGGGCGGAGCCGCCTTGGCCGCCGGCGAGACCTTCAGCGGCGCATTGGCCAACGTCAAGGCCGCGCTGAGCCGTTTGGGTCAGAAGGCCGCGACCCCCGCGCTGAACGCCCTGCGGGATGTGTTCAACGTGCTCACACCGGCCATCGACAAGGTGAACACCGCCATCCAGCCGCTCGCCGACCAGTTGGGCTCCAAGCTCGCCGGCGCGGTGCAGCGCGTCACCCCATGGATCCAACGGCTCGCCGACGGGTTGGCGGACGGGTCCATCACCGTCAAGGACCTCGCCGAACAGGCCGGCCTGCTGGTGGGCGCGTTCGCCGGGTTCACCGTGATCGGCCAGTACACGCCGCAGATCCTCGACGCGTTCACCCTCGCCGGCGACGGCGCGGGCATGCTCGTCTCCACCATCAAGGGCGACTTCGGCAAGCTCAAGGGCATCGCCGCCGGCGCGGGCGGGATCTTCACCGACATCGGCACCCGGTGGGGCAACGCCTTGGGGCTCGTGGACGCGAACTTCGGCGGCATCTTCGGCATGATGTCCAACCGTGTCAGAAGCGGACTGGGCGACGTGGGCTCGACGCTCGTCGGCATGTTCGACAGCAAGGTCTACGTGCCCCTGCAACAGGGCATCGGTGGTATCGGCTCGAAACTCGCGGCACCGTTCCAGACGCTGGCGGGACGCGTGGGAGGGTTCCTCTCACCGGTCACCAGCGCCTTCGGCACCGCGTTCCAAGGGTTCGGCTCGACGCTGGCCGGGCCGATACAGGCGGGGTTGCACGGGATCGGGAGCATGTTCCTGAACTTCTTCAACCCGGCCAACTTCCTCAAGTACTTCGGCATCGCGGCCATCATCGGCGCGCTGGTCGTCGCGCTGGGCGCATTGAACCAGAGCCTCGGCGGACAGTTGCAGACCCACGTCACCGAGTTCCTGACCGTCAAACTGCCCGGATACATCACCGAATTCCAGAACTGGGTCACGACCCAGCTGCCCGTGCTCATGCAATCCGGGCTGACACTGCTGACCTCGGTGCTGCAGGGCATCACGCAGAACCTGCCGCAGATCCTCACCGTCGCCGCCGACATCCTCACCTCCTTGGTGGACGGCATCGCCAACGCGCTGCCGACCCTGCTGCCGGTCGCGATGCAGATGATCGTCACCTTGGTGCAGGGCATCATCGACAACCTGCCCAGGATCATCCAATCCGGCCTGAACCTGCTGGCGAAGTTCGTCGAAGGCATCCTCAACGCCCTGCCCCAACTCATCGCCGCACTGCCACGGATCATCACCAGCTTCGTGGACGGGATCCTCGGCATGCTGCCACGGATCCTGACCACGGGCGTGGACCTGCTGCTGAAGTTCATCACCGGCATCATCGACGCGATACCCCAACTCGTGGCCGCGTTGCCACAGATCATCAGCGGGTTCATCAACGGCATCGGCCGGCACCTGCCGCAGATCATCGAGACCGGCCTCGTCCTGCTCGGCAAGCTCGTCGTCGGCATCATCCAGGCCATACCCCAACTGATCGGCGCGTTGCCGCAGATCATCGGGGCGATCTGGGACGGGCTGACCAACGTGGACTGGGGCGGGCTCGGCCGCAACGTCATCGAAGGCATCAAGAACGGTCTGATGAACGCGGGCGGCGCGATCAAGGACGCCATCGTCGGCCTCGCGAAAAACGCGTGGGGCGCGGTCAAGAGCTTCTTCGGCATCGCATCCCCGTCCAAGCTCATGCGCGACACCGTGGGTGTCATGGTCGGCCGGGGACTGGCCAACGGCATCATCGACACCACCAAGACCGTCAGCAAGGCCGCCACCAGCCTCGCCGGGCAAGCCTACAGCGCGTTCGACGCGACGATCGGCGACCATCCGTTCCAAATGGAGGCGGATGCTGACGTGACCCGCACCACCCGCATCCACACCATCACCGACGACACCAGCCGACACGACACCAACACCAGCGCCGACGGCGCGCGGCCGTTGACGAGGGACGACATCACTACGGCCGTCTCGGAGGCGCTGCAGGCCCTGCCGGCCATGCGCTTGTTGCTTGACAGCGGGGTGATGGCCGGCGAGCTCGCGCCCGCCATCGACAAGGCGCTCGGCAATCGAAGGGCAAGGGGCTACTAGTGAACACCAACCGGATCCGCGGCCTCACACTCGACAAGAGCCGGCTGACCATCGACGGCAAACACCTCGGCGATCATGCCGTGTTCGCCCTCGCCGGCGGCATCAGCATCGGGGAATCCACGCCCGTGACGGCATTCCAAGCGGCGCCCGGACGTTCCGGCGGCTGGGACACGACCCTGACCGACCCATACGGATACCCGGCCATGGAACGCCGCGAGATCACCATCCAAGTCGCCGCGGCCGGCGACCCCTTGGAGATCGAGGAGGCCAAGACCCTGATCGGCGGGCGCAACGGCCGGCACGTCCGCATGGGAGGTCTGACCGGCCTCGGCGAATACCGGGGACGATTGGCCGTCGGCGCATGGACCGACCGGCACGACGCGAGCGGCGTCCTGAAATGGAGCGTGTGCACGCTGGCCTTGGACGCGGAACCCTACGCGTACGGGCCCGAACAGCGCATCGACATGCAGCTGGACGGCAAGCCGACGCATGCGAGGATCCTCGGCAACCGGCCCACGCCGCCCGTGTTCCACCAGCTGATCGACGAGAAGGTGGACGACGTGACACCCGTCGCCACCACCCACACCTTCACCGCCAACGGGCAAAGCGTGCATGTGGCGAACACGCTCACCGGCGCCGGTCTCTGGGACGACCCGCACCTGCTCGTCATCGACTGCGAACAGCGTCAGACCACGTGGCGGGGGGAGGCGCGGGCGATCGCGATCGACGACGACTATCCCACCGTCCCGCCCGGCCACGCCACGTTCACCGGCACCGTAGGCCCGAAGACGAACGTGGAGCAGTACACGCAGTACGTCACCTACACGCCGCGATGGCTCATCTAACGAACGGAGACAATCCATGCGTTTCGCGTGCTTCGACCGGTGGGACAAGCCGAAAACCGACCTGACCGGCATCACGTCCGCCACATGGACCAGCGGCGTGGACGGCACTCGCACCTTGGAGGTCACCGCCACCGGCGAAAGCGACATCGGCAAGGGCGACCGGCTCGTGTTCACCGACCCACGCGGACGACTGCAGGAAGCCATCGTCGTCTCCCCGGAACACCGGCGCGAGGAGACCCGCATCATCACCAGCCTCGTATGCAAGGGCAGCGTCCAGGAACTCGACGACACGTTCATCGAAGACAAACGCAACCGCGGAGCCACGGCCGCGCAATGCCTCGCCAAGGCATTGGAGGGTACACGGTGGACGGTCGGCACCGTGGAAGGCGACGGCACCGCCGACCTGAGCTTCTACCACGTGAGCGTGCTCGAAGCCGTGGAATCCATCGCGGAGACGTTCGGATTGGAGATCACCGCCAGCTACCTCATGGACGCCGCCCACACCCGCGTCACCGACCGGGCATTGAGCCTCGTCAAAACCCAAGGCGACCAGACCAGCGCGACACCACGCCGGTTCGAGTACGGGCACGACCTCAAGGGCATCACGCGAACCGTGGACGCGACCGGCGTCAAGACCCGCCTCTACGGGTACGGCAAGGGACTGCCCGCCACCGACGAGGACGGCAACCAGACCGGCGGCTACGGGCGACGCATCGACTTCTCCGACATCAACAACGGCAAGCCCTACGTCGAAGACCCGGCCGCCACCGCCATCTGGGGACTGCCCGGACCAAGCGTGAGCACCATGGGCAAGAACCTCGTCACGGGCGGCGGGTTCGAGAGGAAATACGGCGACGGATGGCTGTTCATCCCCAACAGCGCGTTCCTCGACGCGCTCGTCAAACAGGACGGCGACGTGACCCCATACGAGGGCAAGATCATGCTCAGAATGGGCACCGATACCAGCACGTGCGCCACGTCCGCGATCTGCGACCACATCGACGTCAAAGGCGCGACCGAATACCAACTCACGTTATGGACGCATGGGGCGGCCGGCCAGTCGTGCAGCATGAAGATCACGCAGAACGTGAACGTGTATCCGACCTCCAACATCGTCCTCGACCCGCCCGTGAACACCGGCCGGTGGACGAAGACCACACGACGGTTCACCACCCACGCCAAATGCAGCGCCATCCGCGTCTGGATCGAGAACCCGATCGGAACCATCTACCTCGATGACATGTCCCTCTCGGAGGTCACCACCACGGGCATCCACCCGGCCGAAGGCATCTACGAGAACGGCGACTGCGAGGACAAGCAGCAGCTCCTCAACGAAACCAAGGCCGAACTGAAACGGCGCAGCACGCCCACGGTCAGCTACGAGGCCGACGTGCTCACCTTCACCCACGCCGGCATGAACACCACCGGCGTCGCCCTCGGCGACCGCGTGCTGCTCGTGGACACCACCTTCACCCCGGACCTGCGCCTGTCCGGCCGCGTGCTCCAACTGGAGGAGGACCTGCTCGACCCCGCGCTCACGGTCATCACGATCGGCAACATCATCGAACGGTTCACCGCATCCAACCGCAACGCCGAGCAACGCCTCGACCGGGTGGTGGCGAACGCGGGCGCATGGAACACCAGCAGCCAGCAGATCACCCAGAACGCATCCAAATGGGATCAGGTCGCCCAGACCGTCGTGGACAACGGCAACCGCTGGAACACCACGGCAGACACGCTCGACGCGAAGGCCACCGTCTGGAACCAGACCACCGACACCCTCAACAGGAAGTCCGGCACGTGGGACGCGACCACGGCGACACTGACCGCCCGGCAACCCCAATGGGATGCGACCACGGAAACCGTCACCGCAGGCCAAGCCGACTGGGACAAGGCTGCGACCATCGCGGACGCGCACGCGCAGGCCATACGCCAATCCACGTCCGGCATCACGTTCCACCACGGGGACACCGCCATCACCCTCGGCGACGCCATCACCCTCACGGACGCGTCGGGCACGTGGACGTTCACCGAAGGCACGTTCGTCAAACAGGAACCCACCGAGTAAGGAACCATGCATGGCCTACGAGATAGAGAAGTACCGGACGATCGAGACGACCCTCGACCTCGCCAACGACTACACGCCGCCCATCCGTCTCAACGCCGGCGACCGGGACGGGCGGATCCTCAAATTCAACATCACCAACGGCGGCGACGACGTGGACGACCTCAACGGCCTGTCAGCAAGACTCACATGGAACCGAGACCCCACGGATCCGTCCAGCGGCGGCGGATACGCGGACATGAGCAAGAAGAACAACACCGACAACGCCACCGGCGTCCATCAGGTCAGCTTCACCACGCCCGTGCCCGCCGCGTTGCTGCAACAGGCGTCCGACCGCATGGTCGTGGGCATCGAGATCGAGGACGCCGACTGGCACGTGATCGCCAGCCGCAACATCCCCGTCATCATCGAACCCTCCCGCATCAACCCCAAAGCCCCCGAGATCGCCGACCCGCTCAAGGACCTGCACGAGACGATCGGCAAGGCGCAGGAACTGATCGACACCGCCAGCATCGACATCGGCACCGTCACCACGCTCACCCCAACGAAAAAGGCTACCGGCGCGTTGACCGGCACCGGGCTGAAACGCAAACTCAACCTCGGCATCCCGCGCGGCAGCAAGATCAGCAGCGTCACCGCCACCGCATTGGACACCGCCACACCCACCGTCACAACCGGCACGGACACGAACGGGGACACCACCATCGCCCTCGGACTGCCACGCGGCAAACAAGGCGAGAAAGGCGACAAAGGCGACCCCGGAGACGCCGTACAAATCCGCAATGGACTCCAAATGGACAGCAGCGGGTACCTATCCGTCAAACCGTCAGCCTATGGCCCGATCACGGTGGATTCCTACGGAGTCGGAGTCAAGGCCGGCAAGGGGCTGCAGGCCGATTCGACGGGCATCTCGCTGAAGACAGGAGGCAACGACGGGATAAAACTGACGGAGAAATACGGGAACCCGGTTCCCGATTTCGACTATCGATGCGCGGTCAAGATTTCAAGCACGGAATACTACATCTATTCGTTTGTGGCATCCGTCCCGTTCGCAAGCCTCGACAAGATCGATGCCGTACTGGGGATCTTCGCGGTCGGCGGCAACACCACCCCGATCGGCGCGCTTACCGGCAGAGTCCCGTGCGTGTTCGAGCCAGGCAAGACATTCAGCGTGTACACCAATGCGCCTATGCCTACCTACTCCGGTAGCGACTCGTTCGCCTTCACATTCAGCAGACTCGATAATCCCCGCTTCCAGTACAAGGTGGTGGCGACCCAGCAGGCACGTGGCGCGGCCAGCAGAATCCAGACATACAAGGTCACATCCACGGATACCGTGACTCTCACCAACGATAACGATTACGCAGGCGGTGTCCTGTACATAGTCAGGCAGGTGCCCTCGTAATGCCGAATGCCGTGATGATTCTGTGCGCGGTCATCGGCAGCGGCGCCGTCACCTCGTTGGTCTCATGGCTGCTGCGGCGCATCGACCAGCGCAGGAACCTCGAACAGGCCATCGCCGACTCTCCGACCATCCGCCGATTGGAACTGGAGATCTACAGGCAGAGCCTGTTCCTTCCCACCACGAGCCGCATGCAGCACGAGCACCAATTGGATGCCGGCAAGGCGTACACGGAGCGCGGCGGCAACGGGCCCGGCCACGTGCGCGTCCAGCAACTGGAGGACGACTACCGGCACCGGCTCGACACCGACGACTGGAACTACCAGCCCCACCGTCACCCGCATAACTGAAGAACAACAGAACAGACCGAACAGTCACAACCGGAAAGCCCCATGCGACGCCAGATCGCAGTGGGGCTTTCCCCGTAAAGAGAGGGACAAAGGCATGTCCAGGATCACACACCGACTATTCGCCACGCTCGCGCTGCTGCTCGCCATGCTCACCGTCACGCCCAGCGCGATGGCCGACATGCGCGGCATCGACGTGTCCGGCTGGCAGTCTCCGACCGTCACGTGCACCGCCGACTATGATTTCGCCGTCGTCAAGGCCACTCAGGGCACCGGCTTCACCAACGGGTACATGGCCAGTCAGGCGCAGTGCGTGCGGCAGCGGGGCAAGAGCCTCGGCTTCTACCACTACGCCGGCGGTGGCAACGCCACGGCCGAGGCCGACTATTTCGTGAACACCATCCGCCCGTACTTGGGATCCGCGGTGCTCGTACTCGACTGGGAAAGCTACCAGAACAGCGCATGGGGTAGCTCCAACTGGATCCGCGTGTTCGTCAACAGGGTGCACGCGCGCACCGGGGTATGGCCACTCGTCTACACGAGCGCCGCATACCTGTGGCAGATCCCGAGTGACGTGCGAGCCCATTGCGGCCTGTGGGTCGCCCAGTACGCCAACAACAACGCCACCGGCTACCAGACGCGTCCATGGAACTACGGACGCTACGGCGAGGCCATGCGACAGTACACGTCCAACGGACGCATCAACGGATACGCCGGACCATTGGACCTCAACTACTTCCGCGGCACTGCCGCGCAGTGGAACAAGTACGCCAACCCCAACGGCCACACCACCGCACCCGCACCGACACCCACGCCGAAGCCGAACAACCCCGTGCCACAGCCGTCCCGGCCGGACACCGGCAACGGGGTCAGCGTGACGGTGCGTTCCGGCGACACGATCAGCGGCATCGCCGCCCGCACCGGACTATGGCCCGTGACCGCATGGAGCGTACCCAGCGGGAACATCAACAGGATCTGGCCCGGCCAGACCGTCACCTACCGAGGAGGCGGCACACCGTCCGCGAATACAGGCGCGGGCACGCGGATCCACGTCGTCAAGCGCGGAGAGACGCTGAGCGGCATCTTCGGCGCATCCGGCTGGCAACGCGTCGCCCAGCTCAACAACCTCGCCAATCCGAACCTCATCTACCCCGGACAGCAGCTGCGCTACTAAGCACGCCGTCCGCATGCGGCCTTCGGCACCACGCCGGAGGCCGCTCCTTCCATATCCGAACAAACTCAAGGAGAACCTTATGGATATTTCCGCAGCGACCACCCTCGCGGCCGGCATCGTCGCCCTCGTCGCGCCCGCGCTCGTGCAGGCGTTCAAAAAGTACATCCCCGCCGACTACGTGGGCCTGACCAGCCTCGGCGTCAGTGTCCTGCTTGGTGTCGTCGCCATCGCCGCCACCAACGGCTTCCACGGCTACGGCTGGGGCATCGTCCTCACCGGCGTCATCGGCGTCGCCCAAGCCGTATACACGTTGGTGAACCAAGCGTTCAGCGGCAAGCTGAGCAAGGATTCAAACCGTTGAATCTATAAAACTAGTTCTTGCGACTAGACGCCCTCATTGGCAAGCGTTCTTGCGGGTTGCTGTCCGAAGGATGAGAACGCTTGCCTCCAATAAGTGATTATTCTGAGGAATTGCTGCTTTTTGGCAGCGATATGGTGTATAATCTTGACAAAGAGCAGCAAAAATAGTCATTTGGAGGTCTGCATGGCAACTTTAGGCTCAATGATTAAGGCGCGCCGTAACGAGCGTGGTCTTTCTCAGCAGGCCTTGGGCGATGCATGTGGTACGAGTGACAGCGAAATCGCAAAAATTGAACGAGGTGAAAGGAAGACTCCTAACTGCCAGATTCTTTGCAATATAGCTAGAGAACTCGGGTTCCATCCCCTTGAATTGCTTAAGGCGTCGGGATGCTTGACAGATGAGGACATAAGGCAGCCCCTTGCAGTGCTTGGACTAGAGCAACTTGATAGTGCAGATATTTCGCACGTTCAGGCTTTTGTGGACTTTCTTATACAGCGGAAGAGGCGGGTCGATCCCGTAAGTGCGAAATATGGAGAATGAGATGATATTCAAGCTTGGTGAGCTATTTTGTGGTCCCGGCGGTATTGCTTGGGGTGCGACACATGCCGATATCGGGAACCCTAATTATCGCATTGTGCATCAGTGGGCTAACGATTATGATGCAGATACTTGCAAAACGTATTGCAAGAACATCTGTCCAGATGCTCCGGAGACTGTCTATCATGCCGATATTCGTACGTTTGATATGTCGAAGTTGATGCCAAAACCAATCGATGCTTTGGCTTTTGGTTTCCCGTGTAATGATTACAGCGTTGTTGGAGAACAAAAAGGTATGGACGGCGTGTATGGTCCGCTCTATTCTTATGGCGTCAAAGCGCTGAAACTATTCAAGCCTCAATGGTTTCTCGCGGAGAATGTGGGGGGTTTGCGTAATGCTAATGACGGTCGTGCGTTTACAAAGATCCTATCTGAACTGCGCGATGCCGGATATGTTGTGACGCCTCATCTGTTCAAGTTTGAAGAATATGGTGTTCCTCAGGCAAGGCATCGAATTATTATCGTCGGCATCCGCAAAGATCTAGACGTAGAATATAAGGTGCCTTCTCCTGAACCGTATAAAGATGTCGATAATACTTGTCGTACGGCTCTAGAAAAGCCGATGCCAAAGGGTGTTGCCAATAATGAGCCAACAAAACAGAGTGCGCGAGTTATTGAACGTCTTAACTACATCAAACCGGGGGAAAATGCTTTTACTGCCGACTTGCCGGAAGACTTGCGTCTGAATATACGAGGTGCCCAGATTAGTCAGATCTACAAACGACTAGATCCGGATAAGCCTTCATACACAGTCACTGGTAGTGGTGGCGGTGGAACGCACATGTATCATTGGTCGGAGCCGCGCGCATTGACCAATCGTGAGCGCGCTAGGTTGCAGACCTTCCCCGATGACTATGTTTTTGAGGGCAGTAAGGAAAGTGTCAGGAAGCAGATTGGAATGGCGGTTCCTTGCCGAGGGGCGCAAATCATTTTTGAGGCAATATTGAAATGCTTTGCGGGTATATCCTATCCCTCTGTTGATCCTAATATCAACGAGTAGGGCCCGGACTGTTGGGTGGGCCTTTTTAGGCTCACTCAACAAGGACGCGAAAAATCCATGTAGAACTGTTCCTCGTCGATTTTAGTAAATGTGACATCTGTTCGACCATATCTATATAGATCTTCTTCGGTTACAAAGTCTCCATTTCCTACGCCAAGCCTTCTTCTGAAGTATTCGCCGAGTAATGAATTACTTAGAGGGGTAGTAAGCGCTTTATCTTTTTCTTGCTCAAGTCTCAAAATAAGGCTCTTGTGGTCATCTGTTTGCACAGTAAATTGCTGTTTTTCATTTGGGAAAAAGCGCTTGCGGGCAATTTCAATAGGCACGGGTATGTATGCCTGATTAGGGTTTCGGTGGGCACGTTGGCCCCAATTCAAACCTGATTTGCGTCCTATAGTACCGTCTTTCGTTAAAAGCGACAATGTTACATGTTCGAGAGCAGTTTGAGATGATAGCTCGGTAAGTGTAAGGTCATCGTTCTTTACACGTACATTCTCTTCGATTTCTGCGTGCGTGCAGAACATAGATCTATTGCATATAGTGTCATAAAAAACTAAAGACTCCTTTGGGTCCACTGGCTCCATTATGTCTTCAACTGTCGAAGGAAGAAAGGCGTCTTGGCAAAATGGTGCGGATCCCATGAATGCCGTAGTAGGATTTCCTTCCTTAGTCCAGACGTAAAGATTAGATCTAACGGCTGGCATTTCGTATACATAGCTACATGAGAAATCATCAATAGTGGCGAGTTGCTTGCAATGATGTAGCTCTTTAAATTCGTTATGCCAAGAAGATGGAATACCGTCCATTGACGTCATTCCTATAACCAAGTTGATATGAACGCAGGGAATTGTATGCTTATGTTGCTTCTTTTCCTGCTCTCTCTTTTCATGTAGCGTGGTGAGATACCAAGAAGCCATGGTTGGAGTAGCGCTACTGGCTACAATATTGATAGTGTCTGCTCCAGTATCTAGAGGAGAAAGCAGAATCGTCTCTGCTAGGTTGTTGCTAATCAT